CACGCGCAGACGCTTTTGTACAATTGCTTTCGAGCAGTTGTCAGCGCATGCAAATGTATCTCCCTTCGCTTCCGAGTTCACACCGCACGCCTCAGCTATCCGCAGACACGGCTTGCCTGATGCTGATCGTCTCGAACGTGATGTAGTTATCAATCGCTCACAAAAGACACCGCTTGGTGCTCTGAACGACTTTGACTTATTCATTTTCAAACCGATCTCATCTACGCAATCCTCGAACCTGTCACAGGTTTTCTTATCCCACAGTCCAATAATATCGTCGCCGCATATGTTAAAGCTCCCATTGGGGGCTCCAGCTCTGCGCGCACACCATGCATTCAGAATGCTCAGAACAATCCATCCATGGCCCAGGCCCATGAACGCACCACATGTGGTGCGCTTATGGTGCTCTGTGCCATCTTGACAGGCTTTGTTTGCTGACTTGAATATTCGCATGGGGACACACGTTTTCGCAACCGCGTCGGCGTACCACTCGGGTACATCGATGTGCTTCGCTATTTCAGTGAGCACAAAACGTGATGTCTTATTAGTAATTGGATCGGTTGACTTCGAGAAGTCACCGCTGTATAACTTGCAGTCGTTGTCCCTCACATTCTTCAGCTTGACGGTCTTGTTCTTGAGCATAGCCTTCGTGAACCCAACCCGCTTTAAAACGGGCATGAGCACAGAGGTTAAGCATCGAGTAACCCAGACCATAGAGCTGTCTTGTGTGGTTGCCATGCGCACCTTCCCTTGGGGAGTCGCAATCGGTAGCACTCGGACATCGGCTGTTGCATCAATCATCGCGTAGTGGAAGCTCTCACTTAGAGAAGGCTGACGGTCGTAGGATGGATCTTTCATGTAATATGATCGAGCCTTTTCTATTCCCATCTCAGCTAACTCAACGTACAGCTTCCTCAACTCGGAATGTGGACCCGCACTCTTGCGGTCCGTTATGCTAGCGAGGTAGGCCCATATCACTTTCTCTTCCCCGACGGGGAAGCTTGGATGTTCATGGGGAGACAGAGGTTCTCCCATGCCTGACAAGTGAGATAGTGTAAGGGGCCCCTTGCTACTCATTGCTCGTTCCAAGAATTCTGGATTTGCATCCACGATTCTGATGATTGCTCGCATACAGCTGTGCCTTATCTTGTCCGCCACAAGGATAAGTTTCCTGTGTCCCCTGATCTTGCTGGGTCTGATCGTCTTCACAGACGCCCAGTTCCCTTTGATTGGCTGTTTCATACGTGCACGTAACTGTGCATTGACTGACTCGGTCGCTCTCTCGATTAGGTCGTCACGACCTCTCAGCTTTCTGAACCTCGGGTTACGCAAGACATGCGTGGCCCCTCCTTGGTTAGAAGCTGCTTGGACGCAACCTTTCTCGCTAGGAAATGGTAGCTTACGATCCTCTAGAGTTAATTTCACATTTTGTGTGATATCTCTTATGAAGGTCGCAAGATCATTC